CTAAACATCATCTGTAACTGTGGATTAATTGCATAACCTTTACCTTTTAATATAACATCACCAATTACTTTAGCATCAAGTCCAAGCCTACTGTCAACACCTGTTGCACTCATTATGTTTGAAACTAAAGCCGTAACCGCAGGATCGGTTGATGCCAAATTACCTAAACTCTTTTTTAGGTCTCCAGAAGAAAAAGTTCCTTGTTGTCCTGCATTAGTAGCTAATTGGTCAATCATTCTTAATGAAGATAATGTGGCACCCATATCACCCAAACTCATTTCTTGCCAGTCAGCCGAATATTGTGCAGTTAATGTATCTGGCATATATAAAGAAATATATGCTTTGGCTTGTGTTGTTGTAGGTGAAATTTGTAAAGATGTGGGAATGTATTCACCAATTTTTTCATATCCTTTGCCAATTCCTTCTGTGGCAGTACCAACTAAATTTTGTGTAGTTTCTGAAGAACCACCTACAGCACTTTTAATTCCATCACTTATTGCACCACCAAGTGCTCCTGCTGCCTGAGCAATACCATTAAGATTAATACTTTGACCAGGAGTTTGAGGAGCCGTTGTTGAATAACCAGCAGGTATAACTTCTTTAATTGAAAATTGTACATAATGATTTTTAGTAGCATCAGTAGCAAGGTCGGAAGGATATTTTAAAGTTTGAACTCCTTTGCCACCATATAAAGCGGCAAGAGGACCTTTAGCGATTTGACCTAATTGACCCGGTAAAGAAACGCCAGCGACTGATGTTGGTATGGAGATTACGGCCATTGATTAACTCTTTAAATTGAAATATACATAGTATTTATATGGCTTATTCAGGACGATTCACACCAAAATACCCTCAAAAATATGTTGGAGACCACACCAACATCATCTACCGTTCTTCATGGGAAGTAAAGGTAATGGATTGGCTTGACCGTAATTCTGATGTGATATCATGGCAATCAGAAGAATTGATTGTACCCTACAAATCTCCTGTGGATGGCAAATGGCACCGTTACTTTCCAGACTTTATTGTTAAAGTGAGAACTAAAGACGATAAATTTAAAACAATGATGCTTGAAGTTAAGCCGGACAAACAAACCAAAGAACCACAACAAAAAAAACGTATCACTAAACAATACATAAACGAAGTGGTGACATGGGGAGTGAACCAAGCCAAATGGAAGGCGGCTGAAGAATTCTGTGCCGACCGTGGTTGGGAGTTTAAAATTCTTACAGAACATCACCTAGGAATCAACTAAATAACGTTATGGCCTCTAAACTTACATTACTAACGCAACAGCTTTCTGCAGCTCAAATGCAAAAGATGTCCAGAGAATCATATCAATGGCTCTTGAAAAAAATTAATGAATTACGAAATCCTTCATTAATTCCAAGAACTATTGCCAATGAAAGATTTAGACAAACTAGAAGATTATTTAAAGGTAGATTGTATCAATTTTTTTATGATCCAAAAGGTAAGGCAGATATGCCTTATTATGACCGTTTTCCTCTGGTATTAATATTGGAAAAATATGATGATGGATTTTTAGGATTAAACCTACATTATTTACCAATTAAGTACAGAGTGGCATTTTTAGATAAACTATTAAATTACGCCATCCTGGACGATGAAGATAATCCAACAAGGTTACGCATCACCTATGATATATTGACGGCCTCCAGACGGTTTAGAGAGTTCAGGCCATGTATTAAAAGATACTTATTTAGCCAAATAAAGTCAAAAATACTTACCATTGAACCACAAGAGTGGGAAGTGGCAATATTCTTACCTACTCAACTGTTTAAAGGTGCTAAACCACAGAAAATATGGCAAGAATCAGTAAATGAAATAAGGAAAAGTTAATGCCTAGTAGCTTAAACGATTTTCGTGCTAGTTTTGTAAAAGACTTAGCCAAACCTAATCGGTTTGATGTAAACATTCCCGTACCATTAACTCTGTTTCCATACCGAAACACCGGCAGAACATTGTCAATGCGTTGTGAATCTACCGAATTACCGAGTAGGACATTTGCTACAACGGAACAAAAGTTTGGTACCAATCCAACCGAAAAACATCCATATCAATCTCAATACAATGACATTACCATGACATTCATTGTTTCTGAAAATATGGAAGAAAAGTTATTCTTTGATGCTTGGATGGAATATATTAATCCGTCTTACAAGTTTGACTTTAGATATAAAGCAGATTACACATCAACATTACAAGTTAATCAATACGACCAACAGAATAAGAAGATATATTCTATTAATTTAATTGATGCTTTTCCTATTGCAGTTAATCAATTGGATTTAGATTGGTCATCAGAAAGTTATCATAAATTAACCGTGGTGTTTGCTTACACATACTGGCAAAACAATTCAATTCAAGCATTGGGTTCCAGTTTGTTACAATCGATTACATCAGAAATTGCTGCTGGTGTTAATGATTTTACAACACAAATTCCAGATAATGCTGGTATAACATATGTTTATCACGATAGAAATACTTTGTCAGCTGGAGAAAAAATTAATAAACCAAGATGATTTGATTGAGGAGATATAAAATGGCTTTGCCAAAAATTGATGCACCAGTATATGAAATAGATTTACCATTATCCAAGAAACATATTCGTTTTAGGCCGTTTTTGGTTAAAGAACAACGCAACTTGATGATGGCTTTAGAATCAGACGATAAACAGACCATTGAAAAGAATATTCGTCAAGTGCTACACAATTGCACTTTGACCCAAGATATTGATATTGATTCGTTACCAATTATTGATGTTGAGTTTTACTTTTTAAATTTAAGAGCTCGCTCAGTTGGTGAAGTTGTTGAAAGCAATTATCGTTGTGAGAATATGGTTCAATTAGAGAACCGTACAGACCCAACACCATGTGGCAATTCTATGAAAACCAAAATTAACCTTTTGGAGATTGGAGTTGAAATGGGTGCCACAAAAGAAGTTATTAATTTGACCGATACAATTAGTATTAAATTAAAGTATCCAGAATTTTCAGTATTAGAATCTGTTGCAAAAAATAATAGTGCAACCGATATGGCATTTGATATGATTATTAATAGTATTGAACACATTTATGATGGGCAGCAATATTATTATGCCAAAGAAAGCACCAAAAAAGAATTAAATGATTTTTTAGAATCATTAAACCAAGAACAGTTTGCTAAAATTGAAGAATTTTTTGAGAATCTACCAAAATTAAACAAAAAAATTGAAATGAAATGCAGTAAATGTGGTTACGACCATTCCATTGAAGTCGAAGGCTTAGACAGTTTTTTCGACTAACATTTCGTTATGACAATCTGAAGAATTACTACACTACTAATTTTAGTTTGATGCAACACCACAAATATAGTCTTACGGAACTTGAAAATATGATTCCGTGGGAAAGAGATATTTACGTTACTATGCTTATACAATATATTGAACAAGAAAACGAAAAGATTAAGCAAAGACAAAAAGGTAAATGAAAAAAAGTAGCGAAGAACTATTACAAGAACTTCAAGAAGTGGATGCTTTGATTGCACAAAAGCGACCACTTACTGGTGCAGAACGTCAACGCCTTAAAGAAATACGAGAAAGAGGTTTTCTTGCCAATATTAGAAAAGGTGCAGTAGAAGGCAAATCTCTCAAGCAAACCATATCAGAAAATTTCAAAGCCAAAGTAGTTGGCATTCAAGAAAAATTCAATCCATTAAATATTGCAAAGTCACTTGTTGGTAAAACGGGCGCATCTATACTTGGTAAAACATTTGGTGCCAGTAAAGAAAATATGAAGTATTTTTTAGGCGATAAAAAATCATCATCTTTATCTTCTGGTAGAAAACTTGGTGGCATTGACACTGCATTTTATACCAGAGTATCTTCAGGCCAAAAAGATGGTCTCCGTAAAGGTGATCCTGTGGCCGATGTGGCAGGCAAATTGTTCAATTTGGTAAAAAATCACAACGAGCAAAATAAACTTAGTTTTGAATTAGAAAGAAATTTTGAACAAGAATTACATGAAGAAGATGAAAGACGCCACAAAGAATTGATTGAACAAATCAAAAGTCGCCAAACTAAAAAATTAAGTAAAGTTAAAACAAAACCAACGACAAAAACAACCACTGCTCCTTCTACGCCTACAACTACAAAAGCACCCACAACTACAACTACAACTACAAAACCTACCACAACCACTTCTGCGCCTACAACTACGACTACTCCTGCACCAACAGCAGTAAAAACACCAGGCATGAATTTAAGAGGCGGTAGTATGAAGTTTGAAGGTACTGGTGCTAGTGCAGGTAGTTTAGCCGTTGGTGGTGCAGTTGCTGTTGGTGGTGCGGCTGGTCTTGCTATTGATAATATTATTGAAACGGGTCCCGGTTATAATGTTGTTAAACGACCTGATGGTGCTGTGGATAAAGTGATTGGCACAAGAAACTGGAGAAATAATAATCCAGGTAATATTGAATATGGTTCTTTTGCCAAACAATACGGTGCCATTGGTTCTGACGGACGTTTTGCTATTTTTCCAACATATGAAGCAGGAAGAAAAGCAAAAGAAAAATTAATATTTGATGGTAAAAATTATAAAGATTTGGATTTAAAATCTGCCATTGCAAGATACGCACCTCCATCAGAAAATGATACTGCGGCCTACCAATCAAAAGTTTTAGGAGCGGTTAACGGTGAAAATAAACGTATGCAAGATTATGATTCATCACAAAGAAGTAAAATTTTAGACGCCATGCAACAAATGGAAGGTTATTATAATAAAAATAATAAAATTGTTGCTATTACAAAAGGTTCTGGTACCGCACAACTAGCACAAGAGGCACCACCAACAACTGGTGCACAAATAGCAAGTTCTTCAGTTGAAAACAAAGATTTAAAAGGCACAGCCAAACCAACCAATATTGCTCTAAATACCAGCCAAACAATAAACAATGTGGGTGCAGGACAATCCACACAAATATTACACGCAGGCAGCGATTTAGATTTACCACTTTTTATGACAGCATAATATGGCCATTAACTCATACCAAGAAGCTAATAGAGTAAACAAAAAATCATTGGGTCAACTCATTCGTGAGAAGGCCAGTAGCGGAGAATTAGGCGCAATGAAATCGGTTACTGGTGCCATATCAGATAAAATGGCCGCCAAAAGTAAAGGATTTAAAGAAAAATTTGATTACTTGAACATTGTTAGAATGTTAATGGGTAATACAATGTCATCAATAGTTGGTAGCGCAACTGGTCGCAAAAGAGAAGATATTGAATACTTTGCCAA